TGTAATACCCATTGAAGGGATTGTGTTTAATGTTAGTGTGTATTCTGGAGTGAACGTAGGAAGGATTTGTTCTACAATCTGAAGACCATCTTCCTGCGTCTTTGTTAGAATGTAAAGATTAATATCTACATTATATGGTACTGGAGTATAAACAGTCGGAACTGAAGACGATGTGCTAGTAGATTTAATTTGTTGCATACGATTAGTTTTTCTAGAAGGATCGTATGTATAATTAACAATCTCAAAAGACATTCTTGGTAGAGTAGTGTAAGTATTCATCTCCAAGTTTGGGTCTGAATCTAAACGAACTAACCACTTTTCCTTCGGGGCATAAGCCAAAGGAACTTGAATACGTTGTGCTGTAGTGCCGTTTACAGAATCACCTTCTTTTCTATCGATATAGATGTCGCTGAATAAACGACCAAAGGCTACAATACCCTTACGGATGATGCCGTGATAATATATGTTTCCATTAAGCACGGTTTATCTCCCCGAATGGATTACTCTCGTCGAAGTTGATAACATCAACGGACTCATCCTTAAATTTATTGTTGTCACCGAAAGAATTTGGTTTATCTATATCAACCTCAACTGTAGAAGTAGCTGCAGCATTAACGCCCCCTCCACCGATAAACGAGATTGCTGGCGGAGCCTGATAACCAGAACCACCATTAGTTATATCTACACGAATTACTTTACCTGCAGTTGAAACTGCTTGCGCTGCTTGTAGATCGAAATAGGCATTTCTTAATGTATATGCTATATTAACAGCATTCATAACTCCTGATATTGAAGTTGTGTTATGTGGTAATTGAATTAGCGTATTATATGTTGTTTGGTTAGCAGGTAATGTTATACCCCATGGATATCCAGAAACGCCAGTTAGCTGCGAGAATGCGTCATCAAACATAATTTGATAATTACTATAATTTTCTAGAGCAGCTGCAAGTTCTTCAGTGCCAGCACCAAGAACTGCAGTTGCGGTGGCGCCAGATCCAGAAGAACTTACAAATGTCACTTGCGGTGCAGAAGTGTATCCAGAACCATTGTTTGTCATAGTGATGCTCTTGACTGCACCAAACGCAGATCGAGTGGCATTTGTATTGAAAGTCTTAAGAGATTCGAATGCATCAACCTGAGGAATTCCAGTATCAATAGCTTCAGAAGCGTACTGGAACAATTCAATCTGTAGCTTATAAACGTATAGCTTACCGAGCTGATAGAATGGATCTTGGTGTTGTACGAATTTAATTTCGAACAAACCTTTAGAAAGTGGGAAATAGATTAAGTCACCTTCGTTTGGACGATTAGGTAGAGTAGTCGCACCATAACGACCAACCATTTGATCCCAGCGACGACGAGCAACTACTAAAGTTGCAGACTGTTCGACCATAAGACCGAACTTCTGGATAAATGCTCCCTGCCCACCAAATGAATCTACGTTTTCGAAGTACATTTCGATAGGGAATGCAGACTTAAATTGACTTAGACGATCCTCACCAAGAATATCGTCTTTAGAAACTAATGTTCTCGGGATGTACATAACCTCTTGACCATAGATACGCAATGATTCTATGATCAAGTCTTCGATTAGGTACTGCTCATTTCGAGTGCCCTGTGTGAAATAGACATTAGTTGTTGACATTTTAACCCATTATGAAGTTTAGTGGGGCAGACTTGTTTTGTAGTTCGTCTCTTAAAATACGGATCTCTTCCATAGCCTCTGCATACAACTTATCACCATCAAGTGTAACGCCACCTGGAAGTTGGATACCAGAGAACTTCTTAATGTTTACAGCCCATTGACGCTTGATCAGTGCTGTTGTATATTCTTTCAACCAAGTTTCATTCCAAACTTTAGACCATTGTGTTGGATCCATCGCACGATATGCTTTCACTAGGATATAGTTACCGAGAACAATGTTCTGTGGCCAATTAATATCCAAGTACAAACGATCTTGTAAACGATTAAATCTGAAATCAGTCTTAGCGTTAAGAGTCCAATCTAGTAAATCTAGATGCTGCATAACAGTTGTGTAGTAAATGATAGATGTAGATGTCAAATCATACAAGTCATTTAGACGTAACTGATATTGTAAATCGAAGATATTCTTAGAAGAGGAAGCTGTGCTAATAGAGCAAACTTCAGTAACACCCCAGACGTAATCTGGAATAGCAATAGAACGAAGATCGTATTCGTTTAGAGTCACAGGGTTTGAATTAGCCAATGTTCCTGTTACTGTCTTGCCCGCAATAACTTCACCAGCCTGAAATGTTCCTGTAACGTCTTTGATCAATAATAGATTACCACTAGAGCTACGCCCTTCTTCGTTTGTAACAGTAGCTTTCGCTCCAGAAGAAAGACCAGTAATAGTTTCAGTCACAGTAAACGCCTGTGCGTTGTTGCTAATAAGAGTAGCCTCAGAAGCACGGATCTTTTGTTTTAGATAAACAGACTCGATACCATCATAGTGGTACTGACGCCAGTAATCTAAAGCCTCATCAATACGGTCTTCGATCTGGTCATCGTCTGCATTAATTTCAAGGACAGGCGCACCAAGAGCACGGAGACAATACTGTTTAAGAGTTTCTCTAGAATTTGGATTAGCCATATATTATACCTTGAATAGAATAGCGTGACCTTTGATTGTCGATGTATTGGCAGAAGCAGTAGCATAAATCGTCAAAGTTCCAGCAGAGATAGAACCACTGAATGTTGTATTAGTAGTTGCACTTTGCATTTCAGTAGCAACAGTATAGTTTTCGTTAAATGTTACGTTAGTACCATCATGCATGAATAACATTTCCATAATTCTATATGCTCCATTGCTTGTGGAGACCTGCAATGTTATTTTACCAGAACGATATGTCGCAGTTGGGATAGCCAAAATAGGAGTAGCAGATGTGCCAGATGTAACTGCAGTGAAGAATCTAGTAGTAGCTAGATCTTCGTCAGTTTGCCAACCAGTTGAAGCATTCCAAGTGATAGTCTTATCAGTAGCACCCTTTAGAGTGATACCACCACCAGATGCTGTAACATCAGTTGGAGATGCAACAGAAGCTAACTCGATATTCTTATCATCAACAGTTAAAGTAGTTGAATTGACAGTAGTTGTTGTACCATTAACAGTAAGGTTACCAGAAATAGTAACACCAGCGTTGGTAATACCCATCGCCTTTGTGCTGCCTGTTCCAGCTACATCTTCAACGAAGAATTCTAATTCGCCATTAGATGCACCAGCAGAAGTTTCTGCGATAATATAAGTTAAAGCATCAACAGATTTTACACCACCAAGAGAAGACCACGCACCAGCAGAATAACCTTCAAATGTTGACTGAGTAGAGTTATAACGAATCATACCTACAGCTGGCGTTCCTGGACGCTGAGCAGTAGTACCTACTGGAATCTTCCAGTGGCTAGTACCAGTAGCTGCAACAATATCTAGACCAGCCAAAGAGGTTGAAGAACTACCCAATGCAATAACTGTAGAACCGATTGTAACGTCGGCAGTCGCCCAAGTAGGTGCATAACCAGCACCAGCAGAACGCAAGAATGTACCAGACGCACCAGCAGTAATGAAAGTAGATAAACCAGTATCAGCCTGAATAATCAACTGACCAGCAGAACCACCAGCAATGTTAGTTGCAGTAGTAGCCAGTGTTGCAGTACCAGCAGAGATAGAAGAAGCAGCAACCCAAGTAGGTGCATTTGTACCACCAGATACTAGAACCTGACCAGAAGTACCAGCTGCAGATAGTCCAAGACCACTTGCAGTTGAATATGCTACTGCACCAGCAGTAGCAGTTAATGCAGAACCAGTACCACCATAACCTAAACCAACAGCATTACCCTGCCATACAGAACCAGTACTGAATGTTTTATTCAGAGCAGTCTGTGCAGAGACGTTGTTAAGCATAACAGAACCACCACCTGCGGTAGTTCCATCATGTAGTCGTAGCGTTTTAAGATCGGTGTCAACAGAAAGTTCACCAACAGCACCTGTAAATGCGTTGTTCTGAGTAGTTGTACCTCGTCTAAATTGTACTTGTGTTGACATAGTTTTCCTCTAATTCGATATATTTAGGCTTGGGCTTCTGACCAGAATAAGTTAATGTTAATGTTAGATGCACTGCCAGAAGATGCGATATTCTTAACAACAACTGCTAAAACGTCTGGTCCATCTGGATAGTTTGAATATCCACCAATTGCTGAGTTAGTTAATTCCTTCAGATTCTTTAAGTCGATCTCAGCGAAACCAGCTGGCTGTCCAAGAGTTGAAAAGTTTTGTTCGCCTGGAGTAGCAACAGTACTAGTACTTGTTGAAATTTGAGCGAACGAAGGTTGAGAACCTAGACCAACAGTATTAACTGCAGTCCAAGTTAATGTAGAAGCATCAATGTTACCTGGATTCAAGATACCATATACCTGAACAGGAACGTCTGATTGAATCTGTAAGTTTTGTAGTAGTAGCTGGGCACGATTAATAAGATCTCGATCTCCGAACGCACCAGCGATTGAGTTTGAAACAGATGGTGCTAAACGCAAGAAGAACGCAGTCTTAGATTGTCCACCAGAAAGTGTAATACCTGTTGCAGCATAGTTAAAGTAGTAACCACGATCTTCATCGAAGTTACCGTCCATGATGTAAGAAGAACCCCAGTGGTTAATAATTGGAGAGCACGTGCAAGTGATCAAAGTAACAGAGTTATATCCATTACCAACTGCGTGAACTGCTGCTGCGCCACCAGAGAATGTCTTAGTAGAACCACCAACGAACATAGTGAATGAAGCACCACGTGTTAATCCAGTTAGTGTGTTACCTGTTTTACCAGTGTATGTAATGTACTCGCTATCGATAAGAACTACACCACCAGTAGATGGGAAACGAGAAGCATCATACAATGTCATTGATGTAGCAGTATTAGTCATTGCAGTAGCCAGACGATCACGAGCAGATTCGTTAATAGCTTGATAACGAACAGCAGTGTTGGCTGTACGCATGTACGCTTCATCGTTCACGTTGTTTTGTTTCATACGATGAACAAGAATCATATTGCCGTCACCACCACGACACATGAAGTCAATAAAACCCGCACCGTACCAAGAGAACGAGATACCAAGCATCTGCATCTTGTTTAGGTTAATATTGTAACCAGAGATACCAGTACCATCAATCTTATCAAAGTTAAATTGAGATTGTGGAACACGTTGGTCGTTAACCTGAGCAATCTTGATACCAGCAGAGTTATTAACGCCACGATATTCTGGGTTAATAGACATAGTGTTGTCATCAGTAATAGAACCTACACGATATGTCATACCACGAATAACGATAGAATCACCAACTTTTAATTGTTGTGTGAAGCGACAACCATTACCAGTAACAGCCTGTGATCCAGAAGTGACAGAAACGAATCCTGATAACTGATAAGTTGCAGAACGCTTAACGACTGCTAGTTCCTGTCCATCAAACTCCCAGAACAATCCGTTTTGATCATCGAATGGACCGCATCGAGTAGAAGCACCAACCCAGTTTTTAACTGTAACACGTGGAAGGTTAGTAATAACAGCAGTTGTCGAACCTAGTGTAGTAGTTGCATTAACTGTAAATGTAGATTCGTTAACGATTGATGATACACCGTAGATGCCGTTATAACCAGAAGTAACAACACCTGAAATTTGAACAGTTGCGCCAGCTTGCAGACCATGGTCAATTTCAGTAGAAACTGTAATTACAGAACCAACCGCAGTCGCTGCTGCAGAAATCTGGTCCAAGTTAATAACTGGATTGAACAAGATACCAGAAGTCCAAAGAATACCCTTACCAGATTGGTAACGCATGTATTTCTTAGTCTGACGAGAAACTGATGCTCCATGAGATGGTAGGAATGTACCAATGTTAACACCACCATCGAATGGTCTGTGCTGAACATAAGCATCAGAACGAGTATAAGTCTTAGCGACAATACCAGAGTTTGCTACAGCACCACCAACTCGAGCAGTGAATGTGAATGTAGTATTTGTTGGAACAGTTTCAACGAAGAAGTTACCACCCATTAGATCATGGTTTGTTCCAGCAGAAGTAACGACGTTGACCAGTGGACATCCTGCAACTAGACCATGAGGTGCAGAACAAGTTACTGTGATTGTAGAAGGTGACTGCGCATTAGACACATAACCAGTAATTGGAAGTTCTGCGCCAGCATAGAAGCCACCACGACGTGCATAAGTTGATTGGTTATAAACAGAAGTTCCATTTACACCAACGATACCTTTAGCGAAGTAAGTAAAGGTAGTAGAAGATGGGACAGTAGCAACAACGAATGCACCTTCAGCACGAGCAGCATTTGAAACACCTGCAGCACCGAAAATAATAACTGGTTGTGCAACTGAAAGACCATGCGCTTGAGAACAAGTCACAGTCATAATAGATGGGTTACCACCATCAGAAGTAATGTTGGTCATGAACAAGTCAAGACCTGGCTTTTCGTAAATACCTGGAATACCACGAATGTCAGAATAGTTCTGCCACTTAGTAGGCTGTAGACCGTATTCAAAGTCAGCGTCAATCAAAGCCTGTGGAGAAGCCACACGCTGGCGTTCAATAGCATCAACACCGAAAGCATATGGACGAACGATGTTACCGATTTGTTTTGGTGCGTCAGAATAGATCGCAAGTTTGTCAGTAGACAACATTGAAGCAGTGTCAGCTGCAAATGTTACAGTACTCGCACCAACCTGTTCAGAGTATTGAGAAGAATCACCCATGAACGTAGTATCGCTTGGGTCATATACGATAGTTCCATTCTTTGTTGGATCACCGATTGCATAAATGTTTGTCTGTTGAGTCTTATTTGCAATAATCAAAAGTTGAGTTAGGTCAACCTTACCTGGAAACTTAACTGTTCCAAGTCCTGCTGCGTTTGGAGAGAATATGTATTTTTCAATTAACTGACGTGCCATTGTATATCCTTAGAAGCCGAAAATAATAGAATAACCAAGATAGTCTGATTTGACTGATTGGTCGATGTTGTTCAACGAAATAATACCTGTGAAACTTAGAACACCCAAGTCATAGATGTTATATGCTACCTCAGTAACTGGACCTAAATTTTCTGTCACAGTTACGTTACTATCATATACATATCCAAGATCTGATTGAGATGTGGCAAAAACAGCAGATGCAACGACTGCATTTGAATCAGCGTTAATCCAAGCAGAACCTGTGAATGTTAAAACTTGTTGTGGTTGTGCGCTACTAATTACAACATCTGACAGATTAGATAGAGCAGGAGAAGGAGGGTTTGACCAACTAAGACCTGTTGGTCCACGAGCAAGATACTGTCCAGTGTTACCAGTAACACCATTGATAGAAAGTAGTGTAGTTGCAGTAATTGCAACTGTTCCACTAAGGTTAGGAGATGTTAACGACTTATTAGTTAGCGTCTGTGTGCCAGCAAGAGTAACAATACTACTTGGTGCGACGATATCGGTTAGTAATGTAGGCATTATGCACCATCTCTAGTTTTAATTGTCATAAAAGAAGCAGTTATTGTTCCACCAGTATTATTGGTCCAACGATATCCATTAATTCCGACAACATGGCTAAATGTTCCACTGACAGCACTTCCCGAACTATCTCCTAATTTAACAGCACTTCCGCTACCTAGGATCCATAATGCTACATTACCGCTGCTATCTTGTCTATTGACAATTATTACTCCACTGAAGTTGGCAAAGTCTACTGTTGCATTATTAGCATATGAGGATGCATTAGCAGAAGCATTTATTGTTGGTGTAGTAGCTGAACCTGTGCTTGTTATAGAACCTGATGTACTTAAACTTGTTAATGTCCCAACTGAAGTTAAACTAGAAGCAGTAACACCAGACGCTAAAGTGTTTCCAGTTAATGTTCCTGCTGCAGCAGTAACAGTTCCGCTACTACCTAGCGATATGCTTGTTCCATTAACAGTAACAGAACTATTTGTTAATGATGCATTTGCAATATTTGTTAGTGTATTAGAAGAACCACTAATTGTTTTATTTGTAAAAGTTGTAGTGCCTGTGGCAGTAATAATACTGCCATCTCCACCCTGTGCACCAACTTGAGTATAAACTTCCCAAGTATTGCCATCGTATACGAATGTAACTGATACACCTTCAATGTTTAATGATAGATCATCAGCCACATCTGAAATGGTAGATCCATTACGACCGATAGTTAAGGGAGTTGTTAGAAAACTTGCGCCATCTGCAATAGTGACGGAATCACCAGTTGCTGGTGATGCTGGAAGAGTGATAGTGAATGTGCCAGCAGTTGTATCTGCGATGTAACCTTTACCAGCTATTGCTGTAGTATTAGTGGTTACTTTTATGTAGGATGTAGATCCGAAGGATTGTACAGCGTTGGAAGAATTTTTGAAATACAGTTTACCATCAGCATAGTTTAATGCCAATTCACCGTAGTCTAAGTCAGTAGTTAACGGAACTTTTGCCGCAACGGATGACTTTTTGAGTAGAACCTTATTACTCATTCATCTTCCTAAAAAGGTTAGACTGGGAGTAAAAACTCCCAGTTAAATACTAATTTTTATCTATTTAGTACGTACCACCATCGATGTTGAAACCATCGAGAGTAGAAGTACCAGCACCAGCACCAGTAATATTAGTGCCAACATACATTGCTTTTGCAACAGACAAACCACCAGACAATACAACCGCAGCAGTACCAAGCGCAGTAGCGTCAGTAGTGCTAGTTAAAGTTACTGCACCAGAAGCAGTAATAGTTGTACCGCTGAACGAAGAAGCAGTGATTGTTTTGTTGCTTAATGATTCAGTTCCTGCTAGAGTAGCAAGAGTACCAGAAGTTGGTAGTGTTAATGATGTATTGGCAGTAGCAGTGAAAGTTTGAGTAAACGCACCAGCGTGTGTTACTGAACCTGCCATTGTAAGAGTGCTAGACCCGTTATTAACACCAGTACCACCATAAGTTGGGTTAACAACAGTTCCCTGCCAAGTACCAGTAGTGATAGTACCAAGAGTTGTGATAGTTGCTTGACCAACATAAGTGGAAGCGATATCAATAGCATCAGCAGAGATAGAGATACGGTTTGCAGTACCAACAGCGTTTAGAGTATTACCAGTCTTGGTTAAACCATCACCAGCGATAACTTGACCAG